ACAAAAGGATTAACTAATGGTCAAATAGACCTGGCTTTTAAGTATATCTCAAATAAATATCAATATTGTCTTGAGCATAATAGTTTTTACGATGGGAAGTAAGGTGATGTAATGATTAAAGAAAATAGAAAGAAAATGGAATTCAGTAAAAAAATATTTTATATGATTACAGTATTCACCGTAATCGTAATTATTTATAGCATGGCTTTAATGTGGAAAACTAATGACTCTTCTGCATTAGCATATTTAATACCTAGTGTTTTTACTGAGCTTGCGACATGTACGGGATTTTATTTTTGGAAAGCACGTAAAGAAAACGAGATTAAAATTTTAAAAAAACATGGTAGTGAAATTTATAATGAAACTATTAATAATGAAGAAAATAAAGAATCGGAGGAATAAATTATGTTAGAAAAATTTGCAAGTAGAAAGTTTTTAATGGCTCTATTAAGTGTTGTTACAGGTATATTAGTAATGTTTGGTATCGAAGATTCAATTGTTCAACTAGTTAGTAGTGTAGGATTAATAGTAATTCCAACTATAATTTACATAATTACAGAAGGTAAAATTGATGCCGAAGGAGTAAAGAAGATAATTGATACCGTAGAAGACGTTATTGATGTTATTGATCCAGATGAAGAAGTAGAAAAATAAAATTTTAATAATTACCAGAGTGGGCTGATCTCCCACTCTTTTCAAATGTAACGAAAGGAGAATTATAATGGCAAAAAATATAGAACAATGCAGAGATATAAAAAAACTTAATCCACTGTGTCAAGTGTTATTAAATTTAGCAATTGATGAAATAGAGAAAAATGGTATTACACCACTAATAGTTGAAACTTACAGAAGTCAAGAAAGACAAAATTATCTATATGCACAAGGTCGTACTAGAGAAGGTAGTAAAATCACATGGACGCTTAATAGTATACATACAAAAAAGAATGCAGTTGACTTAATTCCACAAAGAAAAATTGATGGTAAAATGACAGCTATTTGGAATATAAAAGATAAGCAAACTCAAAAGATAATTGAAATAATGACAAAATATGGATTTGAGGCTGGAGCAAACTGGACTACCAATGTAGATTCACCTCATTTTCAAATTGCAAATGTGAGTATAAACGGTACAACTTTTGATGCAAAAAACAACAATATATTTATTACTAAAATAATACAAAAAGCACTAAATGAAAAACTAGGTATACATTTAGTTACGGATGGCAAATGGGGTTCTTTAACTACAGCTGCGGTTAATGATTTTAGAAAGAAAAATGGATGGTTAAAAAACGGAAAGTTGGGAGCTGAAGCTTTACGTAGGCTGTTGGTATAAAAGGTAAATTTCATTAGGAGAGTGGTTTAGGCTACTCTCCTTTTTGATGAAAAGATAAAGGTCAAAAGACAGTTGCGAAAAGCCCGCAACTTTGTCCGTGAGTAAACTCACGTCCAATGATTAATTTTAAGGAGAATTCAAATGGATAAAACAATTAAAATGAAAACAATATTTAACCAAAGGTTATGTGGTTATTTACAATTAAAAGGATTTATATTGGTTGATATGAAACCTAATAAAAACGGTAATGGTAAGAATGTATTTTATTTCAAAGAAACACCTGAACTATTGTCTGCTATTGAAGAATATTTAGCTAATCGATAAGCCAAAGGAAAAGGTGATTCTAATGAATAATTCAAAGAAAAAAGTAAAAGTTGGTTCAGTTGTGGATGATGATGGTGTGGTTTTAACTGAAATATATCAAGGTGATAAAATAATTAGAGAGTCCCAATCTGAATATAAGCAAAAATATGTAACTGATTTTAAGAAAAAGGAGTTGTTTGTAAAAGTGTACATAAATCCAATTAAAGAATTATGGAAAGATTTATCTATAAGAGAATATGCCGTTGCTTCTGCTCTAATGCAATTTATATCATATAAAGATGGTATATTAAGAAACGATGGTATTGCTATCAATGTGAAGGATATAAGCGTTTTATTGGAAATGGATTATGATGCTATTAGAAAAATTATTCCTGTTCTTATAGCTAAGAAGATTATAGCAAAAGTTAAAAGACAATCTGATAAATATGCTGATAAGGAAAAGAATTATATAGTAGTCAATCCATATTTATTTTTACGTGGAACTGATATAGAAAAAGAGATTGTAGATATATTCTCGGATAGTAAATGGGCTAACCTAGAGAGTGAGAATAAGAAGTAAAACAAGTCAGAAAAGCCGATAAACAAAGGATTTCTGGCTATTTTTATGTGCAAAAATATGGAACTTTAATCGAAATAGTGTGCTGAAAAAGGTTATTAATTTCGATTATGAAAATTCAAACGTAGAAAGCAGAGGTAAAAATTAATGCGGAAAACAGTTTTTAAAAAAGTTTATTTAGACAGCTTACCACATAAAGGTGCTAGAATAGATTGGATAAATTCAGTTGGGAAAATTGTTAAATTTGAATATGATAATTTAATTGGTGAAGTAGAAATAATTAGCTATTGTGAAAATAATATATTAATAAAGTATTTAAACAATGAGCCATATAAAATTAGTATGTCTAACTTTAAAAATGGAATGATAGGTGTTTTGCTAGGTATTATTTCAGAAGAATTTAAATATGAAATAAATCAAAAACTAAAATCAAAACACAGAGATATAACAATTATTGATAGAAAATATATTCCAAATAATAAAAATCAGAAAGTAAAATTTTACTTATATCAATGTAATATATGTCACTATGAGGGTTGGGTGAGTGAATATCAGATAAATAAAAATAAAAAGTGTGCTTGTTGCACAAATCAATCAGTTGTTGAGGGTATCAATGACATTCCAACTACTGCCCCGTGGATGATTCCTTATTTTCAAGGAGGATATGACGAAGCTAAATTATATACAAAGTGTAGTGGGCATAAGATAATCCCTGTTTGCCCAGACTGCGGTAGAATAAAAGATAAGCCAATTATAATTAGTTCATTAAATAGTAATTTTTCTATTGGGTGTTCGTGTTCTGATGGTATTAGTTATCCTGAAAAATTTATTATTAACTTATTAAATCAAACAAATTTAAATTATACTTATCAATTAAGTAAGAAAAATGTAAATTGGATATCCTCTAATATTAAATATGATTTTGCTATTTTAGATAATTCATGTATTATAGAATCTCATGGTTTACAACATTATTTAGATAGAACAAGTTATAAAAGTTATTGGAAAAGAACCTTAGAAGAAGAACAAGAAAATGATAAATATAAAGAACAATTAGCAATAGAAAACAGTATAGAACATTACATAGTATTAGATTGCAGAAAAAGTGAATTAGAGTGGATCAAGAAGTCAGTAATGGATTCAGAATTGCCGACTCTTTTAAATTTCACAGAAAATGATATAAATTGGTTAGAATGTCATGAATTTGCATGTTCTAATTTATCAAAAGAAGTAATTTCATTATGGAATAAGGGATTATCAATATACAATATTACAAATATAATAAAAATAGATAGACATACTGTAAGTAAATATTTAAAACAAGGAAATTCAATAAGTTTATGTGAATATAATACTAAATTAGCAAATGACAGGAGTAAAAACATTAAGAAAAATAAGATAACACAATCCATTTCAACCCCAATAAAATGTATTGAAACCAATCAAGTATTCCAAGGTATTTCGATTTGTGAAAACTTTTCGATTTGTGCATTGGGAGTGTCTATTAATGGAAAAAATATGAGCAGGCAAATTAAAAATAATTATCAACAAAATGGTTACACATTTAAATACATAACTCGTGAAGAATTTAATAATATTAAATCTCAATCTCCAGAACTAGCCTTCGGTGACTTTTTTATTTGATAAGTATAAATAAAGGGTGGTTGAATTATTATTCCACCCTTTATTTTTTTTGCTTGTAAACTAGATAATTCCACAATATAATTAAATTATAAACTTTTAAACCACTGATTTTAATAGTGTCGCAATATACCATTCCCCCATGGTAACGTTATATTGTGGCAACTTTGTTTAATTCATTAATTATATCATCAAATTTATAAGTTATTTCTATTTCTCCACTTTCAAATATCTGAATTTTATCAAAAAATTCAATAATAATATTTCTATCTAATTCATCTACTTTTCCAATTTCTCTTAATTGCTTTACCTTTGAATTCTCAATTATTTGTTCTTGTACATCCAATTCTTCTTTAGTTAAAATTTCTAGTTTTTGATTTAATAGTTGTTCTTGTTTTTCGTAGTCAGATTTATAACATAAATATTCTTCTTTGCTTAATAAATCTTCTTTGTAATCTTCGTATACTCCTTTTTTAAAACGATAAATTTTTTCTAATTCTAATTTAAGTTTTGCGATTTCAGTCTTGTTTATTTTTTTGGTTACTACTGGTTTATGACTTTTTTCTATTATGGTTGCTAAATTATCTATTAATGATAAGATATAATTAAAATTCTTTAATACTAATTCGCAAAGTATATCATGTGAAATTGCATGTTTAGTACAAACACCAGCTCCATATCTTTTATATGAACCACAACTATAATATGATTTATTTCTGTTATTGGTTTTAGACATAGATCTATGACAATCTCCGCACTTTAAATATCCAGCAAATATTGATAGATTTTGATTAAAGTCAGGTTGTCTAATATCCCTATTCAATAAGTCTTGCGCTTTTGCCCAAGTTTCATTATCAATTATTGCTTCATGTGTATTTTCAACAATAATCCACTTATCTCTAGGTAAGACTTTGGCTTTCCCTTTGATTTTTCTAACTGTTTTATTTTGCACCATATGACCATTATAAATTTCATTACAAAGTATTTTGTGAACCGTTGAATATGTCCAATATGACATTCCATCAATTTTTTGACCATTAGTATAATTCATACCACTTTGTTTTTTATATTCTGATGGACATAGTATTTTTTCACTATTTAACCTACGAGCAATGCGAATTTTTCCATCTCCATTAATATACGATTTAAAAATATCTCTTACAATATCAGCTGCATATTCATCTATAATCAATTTATGCTTGTCCGATGAATGTTTTAAATAGCCATAAGAAGCAAACGCACCAATAAATTCCCCTTTGTGTTGTTTAAGTCTTAAATTACTTCTTACCTTTTGTGCTATGTCCACTGCATATTGGTCATTAAATAATGACTTAACATTAGTAAGCATAGAATCATATTCTTTAGCTGTATCAAGATTATCATTTAAAGCAATAAATCTAATATGGTTATCAGGAAATATATTTTTTAAGTAATTACCAACATTTATAAAATCACGCCCTAAACGAGATAAGTCTTTGACTATTATGACTGAAAATTTTCCATCATTCATATCATTTTCCATACGTTGAAATGATGGTCTGTTAAAATTTGTACCACTCCAGTTTTCATCACAATATTCATTGTATATCTCTAAATCATCGTGTAAGTCTATATAGGCTTGTATCATCTCTCTTTGTGCAACTATACTATCAGATTCAAGTTTATCACCATCTTCACGTGATAATCTCAAATACATTGCTACTTTTTGTTTTTCAATTGTTTGAACTATATCTACATTTCTGCTTTTCCTTGACATATTGTATTTCCCCCTACGATTATTGTATGGTGTATCTTACTCACATACTATAACATAATTTTGTGGTAAATACAATAATAACCTATAGTTATTCACCATAGGTTATAAATAATAATATATGTATTTATTTATTGTATGACATGACTAATCTTCTAATTGCTTCTTCAATTGGATATTTATTTAAGAATGACATCTTTATAGTGTATGTTTTTTCAGGTTGTATTTCGCTTTTTATTTTCATTATGTATTTATTGTTATCTTCTTTAATATCATTTATGATATTTCACCCCTTTTATCTTCTTGTCTATAAATATGTTTGCTTTAGTTTTATTATTCTTAATTTAAATAGTAATTTTCTATATAATCTAATGCTGATTTTAAACCAACAAAAACTCTATCACATTCAAATTCTAACCAAGGATGAACTTGAATTAATTCATCATCTATGTATCCGATAATAGGTATGCCTTTATCAAATGAGTGTTGGATCTCCATTGAAGTACCAATTGATTTGTGAGACAGATTCACTAATACTAAATTACTGTTTCTTACCTTGTTTAAATCTAATCGTATAATCTCCTTTTCACTGACATGTTTTACTTCTAAGAAATTGTAGTAGTCGTTTGGATTTATCGCTACTACGTGATAATTACATTCTCTACTTTCTAACCATTCTTTTGCAGTTAACCTCCAGATATTAGATTCTTCAAAGCTCACATCTGACATTGATCCTGCTAGATATATTCTAAACGTTTCCATTATTCACTCTCCTTTAAATATTTATATATTGCATCAATTTCTTTTGCAGCATCAAAAGCATTTTTATTTTCATTTTGAATTGTACAATCTACTAAATCATCAATATCAGCAAAATCTAATTTGTCAGCCATAAATCTTCTTTCGGCTTCATCCTGATTATCTCCACGCATAATTTGTCTTTTCAGTATTTCATTATCTGATACATTAATTAAAAAACTAGTATGTTTAATATTATTTTGCTTTAGTTTTTTAATACCACAAGGGGTAAGTACACAAATTGTATTATTATCTGCTTTTTGATAATCAGCTAAACTAGATCCATAAAACCAAACACCTAATTTTGTGGTATAGTAATTCACTTCTAAAAACTCACCATCTATGTATTTCTTTAAAAACTCACTTACGGAAATAAAATGATATGTTTCTCCATCAACTTCACCATCACGCATAGGTCTAGTTGTATAAGTAATAATGCGTGAATATCCAAGTTTAATTAATTCTTCGGCGATAGAATCTTTTCCTGTAGCACTTTTACCTGTTAAGATTAACATTGTTCACCTCCTAAGCATAACTCTTTAAAATGTGGTAATGTCTCAATCCATTCACAAAAATGTCTCCATTCTGGCAATCGATGTTGTTTTCTTTGTGTATAAATTGTTTTTAATTGCCTATAATTAGTTGTCATACCAGCAGTCAATTGGAATCCAGTTGGAACATTATATAGCAGTGTTAAATAATCTTCTTTATCTTGCGTGTTTAAATATATATTTTTTAATCTATTCGCTTCATTAATTGTATTTTCTGTTACATACTCATTACATTGAGATTTAATATCAAATTTTGCTATTCTATGCATTGTAGATTGGCTTGAAATAAAATCAAAGAAGTGATACCTTTCAGCTTCAACCCATGCCTTAATTGAAAATGTTAAATCAAATTGTGTTATTATCCCTGTAATAAATTGGTCATGACCATGTCCTATATCTGAATTGCCTAAATTAATTACTGTTTGTGTAACAGATTCATTAATCTGATTAGTATCAATTGCCATAGGAAATTTACTACATCTAATAGCATTATTTAATCCATATACTTGTAAATTATTAATTTTCATTTATGTATCTCCTATCTATTTAAATTCATTTCAAATCCTGTTATTTTGCCATTATTAATATCAGTTGTTATATCTTTTTGATATAGTTGTTCACATTCTTCTAATGTAAAACTATCAAAGTAGTGTTGCTTGTCTTCTGTTTTGTTATAATATCCACTAACCATAATTGTACTTAATAACACAATTAATATAAATAAAGCCATTATTATTAACTCGATTGTCATATTAAACCACCTTTCTAATTTACTGTTTCTTCATAATCACAATGTAGACAATATCTTATTTTCTGTCTAAAATATCCACCCCATGCTTCACCAGTTTCATACGTGTAATCCATCATACCTCCACATTCAGGGCAACGTTC